TTAGAATAAGTCGTTCCATATTGTACCATTGTAGCACTGAGCTTTATTAGTATCGGTTAAGTAAACTACCATACCAGCCTCTGGTGCTGTAACAGCAGCATCTCTTGCAATAGTATCGGCATACGATACTAGTTTCATTGGACCTAATAATTCAGTAACCTTTTGAGACTGTTTAACTCTAAGTACAGTTTCGCCTGCACCAGACGAGTTACCAACAAATATTTCAACATTGGCAGGTATATATGCTGCTTGCGGTGTACCTGCCACAGTTGCTTTAATACCGCCCGCGACCCTATAAGCAGCACCGTTGTAACCTGTTAATAGATATGATCCTAAGCCATCGCCGTCTGTAATCGGAGTAGGAACAGCCTTTGTTCCTCTTGATCTACTAATTGCAGAAATAGTATTTCCGGTACCATCAAAATTTCCGGTTAATATAAAACCTGTTGAATTTTGTGTGCCCGTAACAACTGTTAGTTGTCCATCTGCAACAGTCGCAGAACTGCTACCTATCGACAACGGCCTTGGTATTACAACTGATCCGCTTGTATTTTCGGTTGTTATAATTAATTGTGAACTATCTACATTGTTATTAAGAACTATTATATTTCCTAAACCGCCGTTGCCACCGCCACCTACTCGTACATTGGCGCCTTGAATATAACTACTGCTGGCAGTAACGTCATTTTCAACTACGCCTACAATTGTATTATTAACTCCGTCTACTAATACACTACTATCGTCACCAAACACACTGCCATTTACATCTCCATCAAGTGTACCAATAACTGTTCCAATAAGCGATCCAGAATGATTACCTGTTGCGTTGCCTGTTAGATTACCGGTTACATCACCAGTTAGATTACCAGTTACATCACCAGTTACATCACCAGTTAGATTACCTGCTAATTCAAATCTATCAGGATCAACCATAATGGTACTATCATCACTTACAATAGTGACACTTAAATATTCACCTGGATCAATAGCATCGGCTATGCTTGATAGTGCAAACGATGTACCATTATGAGAAAGAATTTGCCTTGCTACTGGTGTACCAATACTGACATCACTTAAATCATTTAACGAAAGTACACCAACTCCTGGAACTGTAAGTGGTTCCCACTTGCTAGTACCTGCATTATATGTTAACACATCACCGTCTGCTACTCCAGTTAAATCAGTATCAGATAACTCAGTTAGCGTAGTAGGGCCAACATCGCCTGATCCCGTAACAAGTGTGCCGCCAGCAGTTGAACCGTCACCTACATACAGTAGCTTAGTATCAGTTGTGTAAATCAGTTCACCTTGTAAGGGTGTTATCAGCAAGCGCTCTGCATCTGTGCCGCGTCTTAGACGTAGTGCCATGTATATACTCCTAGAATATCTATTATTAGTATTTATACATTTTTAAAGATAACCCAATAGTTTACTTGCGCTTCTTCATAAAACTTTTGGTTCTATTTTTAACATCTTCTACTACCTTAGCAGTATCTAAGCGGAAGTCTACATGTGATATTTCATCATTGTACTGTTCGAGAAAAGTTTCTAGATTGCTTTCAATTTTGCTAACATCACCACCGGACTGATTACTTTGTGTATCCATGTCTATTTCCCAAACTTTACCATCATGGAAATAGACATGAACATTGTGAATGTACTCAATAGGTACAGCTTTAATCTCAACATCACCAAAGATTTCAGGCCAATGATTAATTACTTCAGGAGGTAATTTGTTTTTAGGCACCCGTAGTAGTCTTTTTAACTGCTGTCTTTTTTACTGTAGGAACAAGTTCTTCAGCCTGCGCTCGTAGCGATTTAGCTTCCTTATACAGTCTATCAGCGTCACTGCGCAACTTTGCTGCCAGCATATCGTCTGTTAGCACTTCGTTAGTAGCTGCTGCTATAGGTGCTATAACAGGCTCTGCTATATTAGCTACAGCAGACTCTGCTACCACTTGCGCTTTGCTTGTGCCACTGCTTACAGCAAGGTCTGCTACAGTTACACCTCTCTGTTGTGCAATAGCTTCGTTAAGTTCATTAAGCATAATACTGGTGTTGCGATTAGGAATCATTTCAACTTGATCAGTGCGTACTTTGACCATTTTACCAGTTGTGTGGAAACGTGCAAGCATATTACTACCGTCTGGTAAGGTAGTACGCATCATAGCTGTTGCAAGGTCTTCAGCTTCTTGACCGGCTCCTGATTCGACCAGCTTCATTAATGTGTCGTGCTCTTCTGCTGCAAGATTTTCAGTTGTTACTACAACAGCGTGATCTGGGTCGTTTGGAAGTACTTTGTATGCAACTACTACTCGACGTTTGTTATTGGCCATACGGCCTACGTGCTTCAACATATTATGCTCCTTGTGCAGGTTGTTGTGCTGATACGGCGCTTAAGAACGCTTCTAGCTTGCCATAAGTTTGTCCTACTGTCATCATCTCGTTAGGTTTAAAAGCACCTCGTTGACTAGCAACGTCGATGATGCTCTTTAGTGCTTGTAGGTCTTGTACAGTAAGATCAGGTCCTGACTGTTCAGGTGCTTGAGCAGGCTGTGTAGTTGTTTCTACTTCAGCTGCATTAGTTTCTTTGCTCATAATTATCTCCTTGTATAGTATATATGCGCAGTTTATTTATTTGTACTTTAAATGTGGACACGCTAACATGAAAAAACTCAAGTCTTTAGTCTCCTCAAACCCTACTGTAAGTACTTGGGTTAATTTATTGTCATTGTCTAGTGCTACATTTTTACCAATGTAAAACCGGTGTTTTAAATTCTGTTTGACCCATTTAACAATACTACCTTCGATGTTGTATGTCATAGGTAGATTAACATACTCGAAGTGAGGCGGAGCCGATTTGACTTGCCTCACTTCAAATACGTTTAATGGATTTGGCTGATTATTTTTAATCACGCTGCTTCATCATAGTGCGCCGTCTGTCCGAATGGCGCTTGCAAGTTCTTGTCGTGATGTGAGTGAATAACAAACACTGTATCACAGTAGTCTTCATCACCCCAACTGTCCCAAGCATAACCGTCTGTGAACATAATGAACTTCTTAGGTACATAGCCTGTCTCTTTCATATACGTCCAGTTAGCCTGGAAGTCAGTGCCACCACCGCCCATGATTTCATAGTCTAGCAAGTCATCGCCGCCGTCTGAGCTAAAGTCTTGTTCGTTATATACCTTAGTGTCGAAGCACCATACTTTAATGTTATAGTCTTGATATTCGTCCATGATGCCTTTGATTTCACCTAGGAAGTCTGCGCCTTGATCGTTACTAATAGACCCACTCATGTCTATTGCTACTGCAATGTCAATAGTGTCTTGGAAGTTCATGCCCGGCAAAATCGCACCGCTCATTTGACCCTTGCGACTTGGACGACTAAACGTATAGTCGCTTTTAATAGTGCTTTGGATTTGCTGACGCAACAGCTCACGCCAGTTCATCTTAGGCTCTGTAAGCTCTTTAATCATTCGTACGACACCTGCAGGAACATTACCAGCACCTGCTGCCTGAGCTGAACTAAGCATATTCTCTTTGATCTCGTCCTTGATCTGCTTCATCTCTTCTTCTGAGAATTTAGGCTGACGCTTGCTTACACCATTGCCGTTTGCATCTTTACCTTCTGCATCGCCTTTACCTTCTTCATCGCTTTCTGGGTCCAAGTGTTCGTCTAGCATTTCGCCTAGTTGCTTTAAGTACTCTTCACCGTTTTTTTCAGCTTCTTTAAAAAGTTCGTCATAAACTTCTTCGCTTGTCCAGCCTTCGTACTTAAAGTCTTGATAGCAGTCTACAATCCGCGGCTTTGTGCCAATACGATCACGCACAAGAGTATTGTTTACAATATAGTCCGCGCTAATATTGTAGAGCATAGGATTACGATCAGCGCCATGCCAGTCACGACGTCCCAAGTGATCGAATACCATGTGCAAAATTTCGTGTGCAACGACAAACTCGATCTCTTTATTGTCCATAGCATTAAAGAACTGAGTGTTGTAATACAAGTTACGACCATCTACTGCGGCAGTAGGAAGCCAATCGTCAGCAGCTAGGATGCGCAAACGTGTAGCCATGTTACCAAAGAACGGATGGCGCAACAACAACCCAACGCGAGCAGTAATGATACGGTCTAGAACCTCTACTCGCATTGTTTCTAATGCTTCGGGTGTAATATCAGGATCTGGAGACCATTTTTTAAGCTTGCTTGCAGTGTCTTTAGTAGCCATTTTACTGTCCTTTTGTTAACTTATACATATATTATAGCATAAACATGCTATATGTCAACCTAAAAGAATAGGCGAGCTCTTAAGAACCCGCCTAATCAATATTAAGCGCCGTTCGCAGCCTTAATGTATTTGCCATACCGCTCGTGAAACTCATCAAAACACTCTACTTCGTCAGGATCGATAGGCAATTGGTACTGTGTCAATGCAAGTTTAATACCCATAACAACTAGTTCAGTTTCAAAGTTATCCATTGCAAATCGCAGGAAGTTGTTTACTTTGTCATCAAACTTCTTGTCGTTTGCATCGCTTGCTTCTTTAAGCTCGTAGCACAACGACACAGTCAAAGAGTACATAGCACTAATTTCTTTGCTCTTCATCTCTTTAACCTTGCCCGCCAAAATATCGCTTGGATTAGGCATGCTAGAAGCAACTTTGCGGTGTGCCATAAACTTTACAGCAAGACCTTCTCCTACTGTGCCTGCAACGAGATCAGTTGTAGTAGCAACATCAAGACCGTCATCGAGCAATTGGCTTACAAACGACCAGCTACGCGGTGTAGCAAAACTACGACTTGGGCTCTTAGGATCAAAGTCATACAAGTCTTTCTTAGCAAATGTCAAGTAACCTACGACATCTGTGTTGATGTTGTTATTAACAGCCCAGCTAAACCAGTCATCAAAGTTAACAGCCAATTCTAAGTGAACAAAGCGGTTAGCCAACGGCGCTGGCATACGATATGTAACGCCCTTGTCAGCTTCGCGGTTACCTGCTGCAACAATCATAACATTGTCTGGCAACTTGTATTCGCCAACGCGGCGATTAAGAATCAGCTGATAAGCTGCTGCCTGCACACTAGGTGCTGCTGAGTTCATTTCGTCTAGAAACAATACAATATTGTCAAACTGTGCTGCAAATTCTGCACTAGGCAGCTCGCTAGGAGCACCCCACACCATTGTGCCCGAGTTGCTGTCAAAGTATGGAATGCCTTTGATGTCCGTAGGTTCCCAAAGGCTTAAACGAATATCAATAAGATGTGAGTTTGAAAAACTATCAGCAATCTGTGCAACAATATCTGATTTACCAATGCCCGGAGGTCCCCACATAAAAATAGGACGTTTTTTAGACATAGCGTGACGGATGCTGTTTTTTGCAGCGTTAGGGCTAACTGTGCGTGTATTTTCCATTGTGTCTTTCCTTTGCAGTACGTTTTGTTACTATACATATATAATAACATCAATACAGCAAATGTCAACTGTTTTTTAAAAAAAGATCTCTAAATAAATCAAGCACTTAGGATTTTTTTTGCCTATTCATTGCTTTTGTTAGTCCATATTTGCGCAAATCACCACTGAAAAGAGTAAGTTCGACTGCTTTCTTTTCGTTCGTTACTGTGATACTCCTGGGCGTCAAATAGTAAGGACAGTCAATAAATTGATCTAAGAAGATGATAATTTGTGTAGTAAGAGGAGTATCTTTGGGGTATGGGATATCGTAAGTAGCAAGATCAATTTTCATTAATGCTTCCATGCCTGCATCAGTTAACCGCAGTCCACCGGTGTCTTTGCTTCTGCTGTTATACCACCAGTCTGTTGTGTGTTGCTTAACTGACACTTCATTGACGCCCAGTCCAAGTTCTTTTAAAAACAGTTTAGTGTATGTTTCTTTCCAGTTCATTCTTCTGTTACTATCTCGCCGTCAGTAAGTTTATAAACCGCAAACTCGTTACTCTTAAACATTTCGTTTAATTTTTTAGCAAGATTGTGTGCATGACCAGGATTTGAAAAACTCGTCTTTTTATATTTAGGGCCTGGATAATTTGTAAGTGCATTTGCACTTTTAAGATTAAACGGTTTGTTTTGATAGAACACTGCCCAAATAGCATCAGCCTCTAAAACTTGCTCGCTCTTATAGGTTTTACTATTAATGTTTTCTAAAATAACTGTTGGCTTGGGCCTACTCATATGCGTATCCTTATAATTAACTACGCATATATTTATCTTTTTAAAACTTAGATCCGCCGTCTAGGTTAATCTCAATAGTTTCATTGTCACTAGCTTTAGATTGTGCAACTAATAGTTCAAGGTCACCGTGTAGTCTACTCATCACAATGCCGATTGTAAACGCTAAATTTTTAGCATTAGCAATATCAATCTTAACTTCTCTTGCTCTGCTATTTTCAGCAGCCTTTACGGCATTTAGAAACTGTTGTAGCGGAATAGTGTTTAATGGTTCAACGGCTGGCATGGCTCAACTCCTGACGCATTTCAAGCTCTGTCTTAAATGGACCTCTTGTTTCATACCGCTCAACTGTAATTAGTTTAGGACAAAAGCTTTTAACCCATCCTTTATCAAAACGTATAATATAATATCCTGCACAATACGCACTTTTAGATTTTTCACTTTTGGTAAACAACGGTAACTTGCGTTTTACATCATACATTGTGTTGTATGGATTTACACTTGTAGGAAACCCGTACACTATGTAATTTTTATCTAAAACTTTCGTAGTGTCTTCTGGCTTGGACCAAACAATATCTGCTCCAAACTTTTTCTTCATTTGTGTTTTATTATCAAAGAAACAAGTTTCGACTTTGCTACTAAACATATATCGATCGTCATTCCATGATAACGTGCCGATGCGTTCTTGATCATTTTCTACAATCCAAAAACGATCTTTTAATACAGGCTTTGCTTTTAATGTCATTGAGGGTACCTTGCTTGTAAAGCTTGTGCGTATGACTGTGCCTGATCTGCAATACGTTGCATATCCCATTTAGCACAGAATTTCATAAGTCGCATACCGACTTGTGTTATGTCTTTAGGTTCTACTGCTGCAACAGTAGTATTAATAATAGTTCTAATATCATCAGGTTGTGCAGTTAGATCACATAGCACAACATTGCGATTGTAGTCGTCTAGTACACGATGTTCTACTTTGTTATGATCAGTCCAACGCTGTAGCATCATGTTATTCCAGTTGAAGCCTTTTGTAGTCTTGTCTTCAAACGCTTCAATCAGACCAACCTTGTTTTTAGTACCTTTTGTACGGACGCCGGGGTATGCACTAAACACGTTGTCACTTGTGTCGCCACGCATACATTTTTCAAACAACATAAATTTAGGATTAGGAGCAGGCTTTGCTTCTTTAGTTTTTTTATCAACAACAGGCTTGCCTTTGTCATCAAAGTAACCTTTGTGTGTAATAGTCATGTTAGCAACGCCATTATATTGCTTTACATTAGGCGCAATAAGTTGTGCAAAGTCACCATC